GTCTCTCATTAATATTTTGCACTCCATAATAATGATCAGTGACTGCTAGGAAAAAATCAAAGGCTGCTGGTTGCACTGTTCCATCGTAATTCTTATAATCAACATCAAAACCAACATCACTACGTTCCCTAAGAACTTCATAATATCTACCCCAAACACTATCTTTATCCTTTCCTATACCATGATGCAACTTAAAACCAGCATGACGCTTATAATAATCCGTAAAATGACCAAAGTACTTGCGACAAAGTAACGTATACACCACACAAGGTTGTTCAAAAACTCGAGTCTTACCAATTCGAGCTTTCTCCAAACTCACTAGCTCATCCTTAAGTGTAGATACCCAAAAAGTAGTCATACACTTACCACTTTTAATATCTTGCTCACACCTATTATAAAAATCTATTATAGTACAGTCCCAAACAGGAACACTGTACTGACGAGCTTTTTCAGACCAATCATATCGTAAGGTTTCTACACTACCATCAGGACGAATTCTTTGCTCAACAGAATCAAAAATTTCGGTCTTACCATTAGAAAACCATAAACCCCAATAACCTGCTCCTGTCTTCATCACCAAATGTTCCATAGTACCAAATCCATTCAAGGATTCATCAAACGTCAAAGCTCTAGCCTCTGGGTCTGGAAAAATCTTCTTACAAAAATGTTTAACCGCATTCATAGTATAAATAACTGGGACGACTCTTTCTGCCGCCACAGTATATTTTTGTGCCCCAGTAATCAATGGATGCCTAACAACACCTGCAACATTAACCGATGTTTTCACACTAGGTAAATATTCATTAGTCCAATTACGATGTATGAAGTCAGTACCATCTCCCAATGTTCGCTTGCGATACTTGGTATTAACGGGTGTCCATCTTTGTAATGGACACCCGTTAATTTTAATTTGACCAACCAAGGGCATAGTATCAGTGTGCCAAAGGTCTTTAAAGTAAGCAGGAACCTCACTAATCTCGACTTTCGCAATTTCCTCTAAAATCAACGGTTCAACATGTTTAACCTCCTGCACTGAATCTAACAGAGTTTTTGCTAATTCAACAGACTCTCTAATTAAAGGCGTAATGCCTACATTATGCTTAATTTCGTTAGGCATCCCTAACGAATGCATTCCTAGTAAACAATGCTGTGCACTAGATGAAACGTGAACGTACGGTCTTCCACAATCCCCATACTGAGAACCCAAAGCACTCTTACCCACTAAATAAGCCCTATTCTTAAATTTCAAAGACGTTTCAAAACTAACAAACGCTTTACATCCTACATCTCCACATTGTAACCCTAACATTCTCGACGATTGTGCACTACCTGAATAAAAAGCCATATCATCAACAGTCATCAAATGTGACCAAATACTCTTTGCCCCAACAATTGTAACGCCTGGTAAACTAGCCAATCTTCCATCGAGCTTAAAACCCAAAAGGTCACCCACTCCCTCTAATTGTGTTGAATTCTGAACAGTCACACTAATAGGTACCCAACCCATATGCACTCCACGTCTACGTATTTCTATTTCCATATACGTACTCATTACTTCCTTC